TATTGCATATTTGAGCGTATTAACCTTATAAATCTCTTGCGATATCTGAACTGTAAAAGCTATCATTTTTCAATTTTTAATATGCTCTTGGTCGCAATGTATTTAAGTGAACCATAGATTTCACGGATCGCTAAAAATAATTTTGTTTTTACTGACGAGAAAGCATTTTTGCTGAGTCCTAAACTCCGTAGATTTTGCAGAGTTATATATTAGGGAAATTTTCCCTATATAAAATTAATTTCGGCACTTTCGGCTGCCTTAAAAAGATTCTGAACTTTCCGAACTCACTAAAAAGACAAGTGTAAAATGTTTTACATTTGTTAAGATGACTAAAAATGCTTAATCCAAAATATGACTAAGCAAAAATGCTTTGTCGTAGAGAAGATTTTGGGTAGGTAATAGACAAGGTTTTGGCAAGGTATATATTTTTAAACTAGACTAATTGGAGAGGGTATAGTTACTATCTATACCCATAACGCAGATTTGCGTTTTCTTTATTTCCTAGGGAATTCATAACTTTAATAATAAAAAATATTTCTCCACAAGTGGCGAACAGATTTAGAACATTGCCACTACTGGCAACGATAAAATTATTTCCGACATTTTAGAGTCCCTAAAAAAGGTAAGACTTTGGCAAGGTTGAATAAAAGTGATTACAAACTCGCAAATAACTATTTTTTTCTTAAATAATTGGTAGTTTCATTACCGTTCGCCTTAGTGGCGAAGCGTTGCAATATGTTGCAACAAAAAGATTACAGCTCCAAAGCTTGAAAATATAGTCTATAGGGCAATAAATGAGAGGTTTTTACTTGTTAGAAAATATTAGCAAAAACTAGTAAAATTCTAGAAAATCCTAACAATTTTAAAAAAAATATATAAGTTAAATCTCCAATAATAAGCCTTGTAACCAAGTTACAAAAAAAGTTACAAAGGTTATATAAAAAAGTGTGCACACCAAACACAAGAAAGGTTGCATAATCAATGCAAGCAATAAAGTCATTATATTGTGATATAATCGGAACAAATCGGAACGCTATAGCAAAGTAAAACGAAGTACTAGAAAAAAATAATATTGAACAAACTCGGACGCTGTAATAAAACTAGGTTATTTGAAAAACTTCACTTTTTTATAAAAATATTTTAACGCTCTTATTTTGGTTTTAAAGCCCTTCTTATATCAAAGGTATAGTTTTATACCTAAGAACAAAAAGAACCCCTCTATTTTAAAAACTAGAGGCCAATTATTGATATTATTTTATATTATTGGAAGTTATACATTAGATTTAAAAATAAATAAAGTGCCAAAAGGAATTTTACTTTAATATATTAAGTTATTTATAATAACAATTATTAAAATAATTTTGCCAAATATAACTAGCTTTATATGTGTAAAAGTTATTGAACTTATTAAAATAACAAATGAATTTAAATTATTATATTATATGGACGTTTTTATATTTCCTGTAAGAAATAAACTAATTTTATAATTTATTCCAAAAAATGTCAATAAATTATATTTTTACTTAGAGAATCAAGGGATAAATAAGAAATATCATTCAAAAAACAAAGATAGCGGTTTAATGATACTTTGATTTGAATTTACAAAAATTTTTAGGTCGAAACAAATGTTTTTATGTGGCTTTAGACCTTATTTTTCTAAGCAAAAACACAAACCCACGGTCTTGATGAGCAACACCCACGGTCTTGATGAGCAACACCCACGGTCTTGATGAGCAACACCCACGGTCTTGATGAGCAACACCCACGGTCTTAATGAGCAAGCATTTTATAATTCCCTTGTCTCCCTTGAAATTTTAAGGCTCGTTTTTGCCTATTATTATTAAGATTATTATAATCTTTATATAAGCCCGCCCCCTATTTTATAGGGGCGTGCTATAATATAAAAAACATTCCTATAAGGAAAAAGAGGTGTATTATGACTAGAGAACAAGCTAAAGACCATATAAAAACATTATTAAGTGAATATCTTTCCTCTAAGGGAATAAATACAAATTCCCCATTTAATTGCTTAAATCCAGAGCATACAGACCGTAACCCCAGTATGTCCTATAATCCAAAGCTTTATAATGTGAAATGCTTTGGAACTTGTGGAAAAAGTTATGATATTTTTGATTTGATAGGCTTAGATCATAATTTAAATAATTTCAATGACCAGTTTAATAAAGCTTGTGAAATGTTTAATATAGACATATCACAAAAAAATATAAAGACAACAGCTCAAGAAGATTTTACCACAGAGGATAAATTTATGGAAGATATAAAAAACCAAAACATAGAAAAATATATTATAGATAAATCCAAATCTATAACTATATCCAACTATATGCAAGAAAGAGGGATAAGCTTGACCACTTGTAATAAATTTAATATTGGATATGATTATAATTGCCAAATAAAAGGGGCTAAAGGCTGGCAAGCTATAATTATACCTACTGGGAAATATAGTTGTGTAATTAGAGATACAAGTCCTGAAGCTATTGGAAATAATAGATATAGAAAATTAGGGAACTCTCAATTATTTAATAAAGATGTGCTTAATAGCACTGATAAACCTATTTTTATAGTTGAGGGTGAAATTGATGCATTAAGTATAATAGAATTGGGTTATAATGCTATGGGTTTAGGGAGCACAGCCAATAAAAACCAATTTATCACATTGTTAAAAGCTACCACTCCAAAGAATCTATTTATATTAGCCTTGGATAATGACGATGCAGGGAAAAAAGCAACAAAAGACTTGATCCAAGAAATGGAAAAATTAAAAATTAATTATTCGTGTCCAGAAGAATTTTATAAAAATTATCATGATGCTAATGATTTTCTTTTAAAGGATAAAGAAGGGTTTAAAAGCCAGTTAGAAAAGTCTATAGTGGAAACCAACCCTTATCAAAAAAACAATGCTTTAAATCAATTACAGGCCTTTATAAATGGGATAACTGAAAGTGTAGATACTCCATATATTTCTACAGGATTTAAAAAGCTTGATAAGTCTTTAGATGGGGGATTGTATGAGGGATTATATTGTATAGGGGCTATATCATCATTAGGAAAAACTACTTTTATTTTACAAATAGCGGATCAAATAGCAGAATTGGAAAATGATGTATTAATATTTTCTTTAGAAATGTCAAGATTTGAGTTAATGGCTAAAAGTATTAGTAGAGAAACAATGAAAGAGTCAATATTAGATAAAAAATACACCTATGACATGACAAAATCAGCTAGAGGGATAACTACAGGAAGAAAACATAAATATTATAACGATTTAGAAAAAGAACTAATAAAAAAATCAATAATTAATTATTCTAAGTATGCTAAAAATATTTATATTCATGAAGGGATTGGAGATATAGGAGTAAAAGAAATAAAAGAGAAGATAGAGCAACACATTACTTTTACAGGAAAAAAGCCTTTAGTAATAATAGATTATTTACAAATATTAGCCCCAACATTAGAAAGGGGAACAGACAAACAAAACACAGATAAAGCAGTTTTAGAACTAAAAAGAATAGCTAGAGATTTTAAAATACCAGTATTTACAATTTCATCATTTAATAGGGAAAATTATTCTGCCGAGGTATCTATGACAGCATTTAAAGAAAGTGGAGCTATAGAATATAGCAGTGATGTATTGATAGGGCTACAATTAAAATATACAGTAGCCGCAGGGTTATCAACAGCCGAAAAAGAAAAAGCAATAAAAAAAGCTATAGAAGAAGTAAAAACAAAAGACCCTAGAGAAATAGAATTAAAAATATTAAAAAATAGGAATGGAAAAACAGGGGATAAAATCACTTATGAATATTATCCTAAAACTAATTTTTTTGAGGAAAAGGGGGACTAATGGACTTAGATTTTTCTAAACTAGATAATATTAAAAAAGATAGTGCCAAGGAAGATTTTAGAGAAAAAGAAATAAATAAAGTTTTCGACAAGAGACAAGAAGAAATTAATAAAGCTAGGGAAGTTTATAGGAAGCATCAAGAGAATATAAGGAAATCCGAAGTATTACAAAGTGAGATATTAAAAGGGTTAAGAGAAAAAGAAGATATAAATGTTCTTTTCTTAAAGGCAATTGAAATAGTAGGACTATTAACTGGAACAGAAATATTAAAACCTCAAGTGGCTACCATGCTTAATTATTATGATAAATAGTTATACACATAACATATACTTGTATTTTATATGTTGACAATAGGTAATTAATGTATTATAATAGAAAGGGGTGTAGTATATGAAAAAGAAACTAAGCTTATTACAAGATAAATTTTGTATGGAGTATGTAAAAACAGGATTTCAAGGACAAGCGTATATAAATGCAGGTTACAAAGCTAAAAATAAAATTATAGCTGAAGCAAATGCAAGGTTATTGCTGAGAAACCCCAAAGTAAAAAAAAGAATTGAGGAATTATATAATGCGGTTAAATCTCCCAAAATTGCAGATATAAAAGAAGTATTAGAATTATTAACAGTTATTTTAAGAGGAGAGACACAGGAAGAGGTTATTTTGACAAAAAAAGACGGTAAAAATAAAACTGAAATTATCACAATAAAGAAACAAGTAAGTGCAAGTGAAAGAATAAGAGCAGCCGAATTATTAGGAAAAAGATATAAAATATTTAGTGATAAAATAGTAATTGATGACAATGTTCCTATTCTGATAATTGATAATATTGAGAATTAAAAGGGGTCTTGTATGATTGTTAAAAAGCTATTTGAAAATGTAAAAAAAGAAAAGATAGACAATTTATTCTATGATCTGGGAAGAATAAAATCAACTGCGGAACTATTAGAAACACAATTAGAATTTTATGCAAATGATAGAAAAGGATTTGAAAAAAGGACAGTGAAAACTATTTTTACTTTAATGGAATTATTATTAAAAATGCTTGTAAAATTTCCAATTAGCATTATAAAATCAGAATATAAAAACATAATTAATAAAGATGATGAATAAATATACACACAACATATAAGTATAAAAAAAGGGGGGATAAAATGAAAATAATTAGCGTGGTAAACCAAAAAGGCGGAGTGGGAAAGACAACCACAGCATACAATACAGGAGCCTATTTCTTTCTTACTGGGAAAAAGGTTCTTTTTATAGACTTGGATCCACAAGGAAACCTATCTTATACTTTAAATTCCAAGAAGATGGATAAGTCAATTTACGAGGTGTTAACAAGAACAAGCCTAATAGAGGCAGCAATACAAAAAACAGAGATGGGGGACTTAGTGCCTTCTAGTATGTCCTTGGCTTTGGTAGATATCCATTTAAGTAAAGAAATAGGTAAAGAACAAAGATTAAGGGAAGCCTTAGAGCCTATAAAAGATAATTATGATTATATAGTCATTGATACCCCTCCAGCACTTGGCACATTGTCAGTTAATGCTCTAACAGCTAGTACAGGGGTTATAATAACAGCTCAAGCGGATATTTATAGCTTACAAGGAATTAGTCAATTATACGAGACTATAGAGGCAATAAAAGAATATTGTAATCCAAAATTAGAAATATATGGGATATTACTAACAAGATATAGCAATAGAAGTGTATTAAGTAGAGAAGTAGCCGAAACATTAGAAAAGACAGCTAAGAATATAAATACAAGATTATTCAATACCAAAATAAGAGAAAATATTTCTTTAAAGGAAGCACAGGCAAAACAAAAAGATATATTTACATATGACAATAAGTCAAACGGTGCTAAGGATTATCAAGAATTTATAAAAGAATTAATAAAGGTGGTTTAGATGAGTAAGAAAAACTTTAGTAATGCAATAGAGGGCTTTATATCAAAGCCAGAAGAAATAGAACAAACTACATTATTAGAAAAAGAAGAAATAAAACATATAGAAAAAAAGGAGATTAAAGCTAAAAAATACAGTGTAGAAAAGCCAGAAACAAAGAGTAGAAGAGTACAATGGTTAATAAAACCAAGCACACATAAGGCTTTAGAAAAGACAGCTAAAGAAAATAAAATAAGTGTTAACGAGCTTATAAACATCATATTGGAAAATGAAATGAAAGAATAGGGGGAATTATGGAAGAAATAAAATTATATACCTTGGAAGAGGTAAGTAAAATATTAAAATTAGGAACTAGAACAGTAACAAATTATATTAAATCTGGAAAATTAGAAGCCATAAAAGTATCTAATTACTGGAGAATAAAGCACCAAAGCCTAGAAAAATTTTTAAATACTGGTACAAAATAAGGGGTAGCTATGGACTAAATAACCTATGAAGAGTTGGGGAAATTATTAATAAAGGATCTAAGTAATAATGTTTTTCTCTTAGAGGAAAAAGGGGAAAGTAAAGATACAGTAACAAATTACAACGATGCTCTAGAAAAAATTAAAAATGAAAAAATAAAGCTAGTCGGGAATGATGAAGACCAAGAGTTTTATATGCATCTATATGGAGCTTTAATTTTAGGCTACGAAAGAAAGCAAACAGCGGAACAGCAAGCACAGGCAGGAATAACCTTATTAAATAGCTTTCTGGATAAGGTAAAGAAAAGAATAGATATAGAGAAAGTTATGGTAAATTACCCTTTGATATTAACCTCTAAACAATACAGGGATATTATTCTTTTGGTGGAACAAAGAAAATTAAATAAAAAAGAGAGTTACGAAAATTTAGTTTTTATAGGTATGTTATACCATGAAGAAAAGGGCACAGAAATAGGGAAACAAATTAAAAAAGCTATGTGTCAAGAAAATCTAAATAAATATAAAGATGATTTAATTTCTTTTACAAAAAAATATCCTAATTTATATAATCTTTTAAGAGATGATATATTAAGCTATAAAGAACTTGAATTTTTAAAGGGTATAGAGCCAAAAGACTATAGTAGGAAAATAATAAGAAATAAGATTCTAAAAGAAATAGATATGTATGATTATAAAATAAGATTAGAAAACCATTCTACAGAAGAAATAAAAGATTTTTTATATATAAGAAAAAATTTAGACTATGCAAGAGCTGAATTTAGAGGAATTTCAATATTAGAAGATGAATTTTTAAAAAAAGAAGATATTGACGAAAGGGGTTATTATATCGATCCAACAAACAAAATACTAACATCCTTAGAAGGAATAGAGGAAATATTTAACAATAAAGAAATGAGGGATATAATTGTAGATACTAGACATAATATAATATTTCCTGCCATTAGGTCATTATACGCATGGCACGCTCTAATAGATTTATTAAAAAAACATTATGGAATAGAAGAGCTAGAAGCCTTTAAGAAAAGTGGTTTTAATTTTGTGGAAGATATCCAGGAACTAAATAAAGATATTCAAGAAATGTTTTTTTCTTTTAGAGGCACAGGCTTACAGATAGACCAAAAAAGAGTAATGTTTAAGTCTTTGTTTAAAGAGATAGACTTAACAGATTTACAAGTAAATGACGAAGATAAGGAACAAGTTAGTAGAAACATATTATCGCATTATCCAGTTACACAAGGAAATTTACAAGAAATACTTGATTTATTAACTGGAGAGTGAGGAAGATGGCCAGAGTTAAAAAATTAACAGGTTCAAAAGAAATAGTAGCTGATAGGACTTTACCATTGCCTTTTTATCAAAGTGAGGGAGATTATATGCCTATCTTTTCAATACCAGCCACAACGGAATTAATAAAAGTAATTAATAAAAAACCAACCTCGGTGGATAGGACAGGGAAAGCAAAAATAGATATGGAAAAAATAGGGGTAGAAATAGAAAAATACACTCAAGGAGACGTTTTTAAAGTTACAACTAATATGTTTTTACAAATGGCATCAAACAAATTAAAGGAATTGAATAATAAAAAACCTCAAACTCTTGAAGAGGTAAAATATAGTGTAACCTTACCAATAGATGAATATATGGATAAAAGAAAGATAAGCCACAGGCAAACAGCTATAGAAGAAATTGAGAAAGCCGCCGATATATTAACAAGGATAAGGATAAGTTCAAAAACTGGGAAAACGAAATTTGATTATATGAATCTTTTTGGAAGGATTAAATTTGATGATGACAATTATAGAAAAGAAATAATAATAGAGTTTACTCCTAGCTTTGCTTTTCAATTAATGGACTATTTTTATAATTTGCCCTTACTTAACTTAAGGGTAGATAGTAATAAGTTTCCTAATGCTGCAGCTCTGTCAAACTATATAGCTAATTTATTAGAAATTCACAGAACACAAAGGAAAACACCAGAGTATAGAATTTTTACAATAGAAAACCTTTTAGAAAATTGTCCTTACATTCCAACGTATGAAGAGGTAAAAAAAGGAAACAGAGCATATGCAAACAGAATTATAGAACCTTTTGAGAAGACTATGGAAGCTTTAGAAGAGATTTTGACATGGGAATATTGTGGAAGCTTAGGTAAACCTTTAAAAGATGAAGAATTGGCAAAACCAAAATATAAAGATTGGGTCAAATGGAAAGTAAAAATAGAATGGAAGTAAAATTATAATGTAGAATTGCAGACTATAAAGTACTATGGTCTGTATTTTTTATGTGTATAAATTATAAGTATATAGTATGTGTCATAAGTTGAAATATTGCTTATAATATGGTATAATACAGGTATGAAGATAGATATAAATAGTTATATTGGAAAGGAATTCACAAATAAATATAATGAGAGATATAAGGTTCTTAAATATCAATTCAAAGAGAAAAGTAACCATTGTTTTGATGTCCAGTTTTTAGAAACTAAAAATATACAACTGGCCTCTTTAATACAAATAAGAAATCAGACTATAAGGGACATGGAGCAAAGAAAGAAAATTAAAAGGCTTGATACAGAGCATAAACTCAAGGAAAGAAACAGGCTAATTAAGAAGACTGAAAATAAAGTTTATTTCCCTTTGGAATATAAAGATAAAAAAATCTTATCTATAGACTTAGCCACAAGAAGCACAGGGATAGCCTTTTCTCTTAGAGGAAAAATTACCAGATGGAAAACATTCTTCATGATGACATCGATTATAGAATTAGATTCTACAAGATAATCAATGATATTGTGAGTATGTTAGAAAGTGGCCACATTGAAATAGTTATCCTAGAAGATGTTTATTTAGGCTTAAACTCTAGTGTATTGACTATGTTATCAGAGATTAGAGGGATGTTATTATTTCACTTAGTAAGGTTAAATATTGATTATTATATAATTCATCCCATTTACTGGAAAAATAAAATTAATAATATGTCAGTAAATAGAAAAGACCAAAAGGACTTTTGTAAGGCTTTATATTTATAACCTTACAGGTACAGAACCACAAACCGACGACGAGGCAGACGCCTATATTATGTTACATGGGTTAATAAATAGCATATGAATTATGAGTGATGGGTAAATTTTACCTATCGCTTGTTTTATTATTTTAAATCTTGACATTTATATATATAGTGTGTATAATGTGTGTGAGGTGATAAAAATGTCTATGTTAAGAAAAAATATAACTATTCCACAAGAAGATTATCAAGTTATAAAAGATTTTTCTAGAAAAACAGGTATTAGTTTTTCAGAGCTAATAAGAAAAGGAGTATTACAATATGTAAAAGAAGCTGAAAATATGAATTTGTCTAGACTTCTAAATGAAAACTGTCCTTATGCAAGTGATGAAGAACAAAAAGAATTTGAGGAATTTATAAAAACCTATGATGATACAGACGAGGGGGAAGAGTTGACTATTGAAGACATATACAATTTATAAAGTTCTTTATTCCAAAGTGTCATTAAAATTTATAAAAAAGCATAAGAAAGAAGGACTTAAATTTTTTGCTGCTTTTAAGGATATAGCAGAGAATAACCTTAATTTTAATAAATATGATATAGTTATATACAAAGGTGTTCAAAATAAGTATAGAATGAGATTAGGGGATTATAGGGCTATATTTGATATCAAAGAAGAAATAATTACAATAAATGTTTTAAAAATAGGCAGTCGTGGAGATGTGTATAAATAACAAGGTTGGGCATTACGTGAAGCAAAATATATTAATGAATGATAGCATCTTGATTGGATAGTACATAATGATGGTTGTATTGGTTAATTATAATCCTATAATAATAAATAGAACGGTCTCATTTAGAAACTAAGAAAGAATACATGGAGGAACTACAATGTCTAAAATATTAAAAATATTCATATTGATATTGCTGTCTATCTTGCTATCCTTCTGTGGTAAGGTAATTACAGATGAAGAAGCCAGTCAAGCATTATCTGAACATTTATTAAAAAAATATGGGGAAGAATTTGCTATATATGGATTGAATAGAATAAAATTTAAAGATGAGTTTTTCTATGAAGCTAAAATATTTCCGCAAAAATATATAAATACTCCCAAAGGTGGAGATGCATATTATCATAGAATAGGTAATGTCTATTTTAAGAAAAATATTTTTTTTGATGAAAAGATAATTGGCTCTGGTGATACTTACAATATAGTTCGAGCTAATGAATCAGCTAATGAATATTTTAGACCTAAACTTGAGGAACTTTTTGGGAAAAATATTTTACCAATAATTACACTAGATATATGGACAGTTGCTACTAGTGGTGACTTTATTGAAACAATGGAGATAACAGGATATAATACTGATATAGAAGGTGGCATTTATATTTTTCATGAAATAAATGATTTAGAAGAAAAAGATAGAATACGAGAAAAAATCTTTGATTTTGTTACCTATATGAAAGAAAAAAATTTAT